AGCGCGAGACCACCGCCGAACTGGTACTCAAGCGTTCGGCCGGCGACAACCCCTACGCCACCCGTACACCGCTGGAGCGTGCGGGCCAGTTGTTGGGCAAGGATCTGCGTGACCTGGACGACGAGATCGTTCGCCGCGAAGAATGGATGTGCGCCCAGGCACTGACCACCGGCAAGGTTCGCGTGATCGGCGAGGGCGTGGACGACACCATCGATTTCCTGATGGCCAGCGACCACCGGATCAGCCTCGGCAGCGGGCAATGGGGCACGGCCGACAGCGACCCCATCGGCAACCTGCGCAGTTGGAAACGCAAGATCGCCAAGGACTCCGGCCGCACGGCCAACACCGTGGCCATGAGCGGCGAAGCGTTGGACGCCTTCCAGTCCAATGCGACGGTGATGAAGCAACTCAACACCCGCCGCGTCGACATGGGCATGATCAAGCCAGAGGAATTACCCGACGGCGTGACTTACCTGGGTTACCTGAACGATCCGGGCGTCGACCTGTACGGCTATGACGAGTGGTATCTGGACGATGACGACGACGAACAGCCAATGATCCCGGTCGGCGGTTTGATCCTCGGTGCCACTTCGACGCGCAACGCGATGCTGTATGGCGCAATCCAGGATCTGGAGGCCGTGGAAAGCGGTCTGGTTGAAGCGGCCCGCTTTCCGAAAAGCTGGGTCACGCAAGAGCCGAGCGCCCGCTGGCTGAAGTTGCAGAGTGCGGCCTTGGCCGGCCTGCTGGAGCCTGACGCTTTCATCTACGCCAAGGTGGTGTGACATGGCCAAAAAAGCTGAATACCTGGTGATCGACGGTTGCGTGCAGGACGGCCGAAGCGTGGTGGTCAAGGGCGAGCCCTATAGCCCACCCAGTAAAGAGGTGGCGGATGCGCTGTTGGCTGAGGGGCGCATTGCCGCAATCAAGGATCCGCGAGCGCAGCAATTGCTGCGAGACAACCCAGGCACAGTCGACGTCGTCGACGACGGTGAGTGACTGTGGGCTTTCGCGAGTTGAGCGAAGACATGGATGCCCTGGTGCTGGATGGGCTGGGCGACATGGGAACGGTCGGCGGTCGTGAGATCGCCGGTTTCTTTTCAGCCCCCTGGTTACAACCGCGCATGGGGCGGATCAACACCGCACTGCGAGAGCCGCAGTTCGAGATCCGCGTCAGTGATGCTTCAGGAATTGAGCCGGGCCAGCTGGTTCTTATTGATCTGCCGGCGCAAGACGGCGGCGGACAGTACGACCTGGTGAAACTGGAACCGGATGGCACCGGTTGGGTAGCGTTGTTGTTGAGGGCTAAACGATGAGCGTCGGTAGCTATGTCAAACCCTCGGCCGGTGGCGGGATGATCTCGCTGCAAACCTCGGCGGCCGACCTGAAAGCTTTTCAGGATTTCGCCGCTTTGGTACCCAAGGCCGCTGCTGCGGCACAGCGGCGAGCCATCAACAAAACGTTGCGATGGCTCGCCACGCAAATTGCCCGCGCTGTTGGCCGACAGGAGCGCATTGCGGTCGCCGCTGTGCGGCAGCGCCTGCGAGCTTACCCGGTCAGCGGTGGAGCGAACAGCGGCAAGCTGTGGTTCGGCCTGAACGCCATAGAGGCCAGCCGCATCGGCCGGCCCCGGCAGAGTCGGTCCGGCGTCTCGGTGGCGGGGCGCCGCTTTCAGGGGGCGTTCTTCAAGAAGGTTTACGGCAACAGCGCGGATGTCTGGATCCGAACGGCCAGTAAGCATTTCGACGCCAGCGACTATCCCGATAGTGATGTCAGCGGCGCGGGCGGGGTCAGTTCGGGCTGGATTGCCGAACACGGCAGCCGTTTCCCGCTGGCGAAGGCCAAGGTCTCGCTGGAGCAAGCCCGGCCGCATTTCGAGGAATGGGTTCGCAAGGCCGACGAACAGTTGCTGCACGTCCTGCAGCAGGAACTCAATTTTGAGCTGCAGAAGCATCTGAAGGTGACATGACATGACGGATCAAGTCGATGAGCCGTTTGATCTTGATCAGTTGTATCAAGCCATTGAGCGGCATATTCAGGATCACCTGCCGGGCGTTCAGACAGTTGCAGTCTGGCCGAACATTGATGATCGCATCGCATTGCCGGCGGTTCTGGTCGAACTGGCTGAGATGGAGCCGGGACTCGATCCTGGAACGGGCGAAACGGGCCTTTCCTGCAAGTTCGAGGCGCGAGTGATTACTGACCCGATCCAGCCCGATCACCATCAGCAAGCGGTGTTCATCGCCGGTCAGTTGGCCGTGCTGCTGCGAATGCAGTCATGGGGCGTCAAAGTCGAACCGGCCGAGTTTGTTCAGGCTATGCAGGACTGGACCAAGCCAGAACTGGACGGCTACACCGTCTGGGTTGTGGAATGGACGCAGCAGATCTACCTAGGTGAAACGCAATGGCCGTGGCCCGATCAGCCACCGGGCACGTTGCTGTTCGGCGTGGAGCCTGACACCGGCCTGGCCAACAAGGACAAGTACTTTGCGCCGGAGAATCTACCATGAGCGCCGGCTACGTGAGCGCCCAGCATGACCGCATGCTCGCCGGCCTGGTCAAGGACTGCTACGTGGTGGCGGTGGATCTAACGGCATCACCACCGGTGTGCCGCGTTTCGGACGGTGAATGGGTCAGCGGTTGGGTGCGCTGGCACAGCGTCGCCGCCGGCAAGGCACGACACTGGCGAGCGCCGAGCCTGAATGAGCAGGGCACCTTGATCAGTGCCAGTGGCGAAGTGGCACAAGGCACGTTCATTCCCGGCTTATACGGTAACGGCGGGCCACCGCCTGACAACCGTGACCATGTCGAAGTCTGGCATTTCGAGGATGGCGGGCGCTTGGTCTACGACTGGCAGGACAGCATTTACAGTATCACCCTGCCCACCGGCACGGTCGTCATCAAGGTCGGTGCAACCCTGGCCGAAGTGACCGACAACGCCGTCACCGTGAAGTCGGGAACGATCGATCTCGAAGGCAAAGTGAACATCAAGGGACCGGTGAATATCGACGGGCCACTGCACGCCACGCAGAACATCACCAGCGACGGTGCGATCCTGGACACCACCGGCAACACTGCCAACCACAAGCACTGATCACCCACCCACCCATCCACCCAGCCCGCCGCGCGCGGGCTTTCTTATGCCTGGAGATACTCATGACCAAGGTCAAATCTGAAGTTGAGGCGTTCGCGGAAGCACTGCCAGTATCAGGGCTTGTCCCTGTTGCTCAGGGATACCCCGGCCATGCCTCTGACCAGCTCATCAAGTTTCGCGACGCCCTCTACACCTCCCGCACGGTGGTTCTGCCGGACGGTCGCACCCTTCCCGTGGTCAAGAGCCTGGTCATGGTCGAGGCGGACGATGACGTCGCGCTGAAATACCTCAAGGCTCACCCTGAATACGAGCAGCTCAAGGAGTAGACCCAATGATCGGAATGGATCGCCACACCGGGCAGCCCATCTCCGGCATCGAGCATCTACGTCAGTCGGTTGCTGACATCCTCGGCACACCGTTGCTGAGCCGCCGCGAACGGCCGGAGTACGGCAGCAAGCTGCGGCGCATGGTCGACCTGCCAATCAACGAAGGTTGGAAGAGCGCGGCGCAGGCTGAGGCCGTGCGGGCACTCAACCAATGGGAGCCGCGACTCAAGCTTGAGCGCATCGTGGTTGTCTCCGTCCTCGGCGGGAAAATCAATTTCAAGATCAGCGGCGAATACCTCGGTGAGCGCGGCACGTTGGAGGTGTGGGTATGAGTACCCTGGTAGATCTGTCGGAGCTGCCGGCACCGGACGTGCTGGAACCGCTGGATTTTGAAGACACGTACAGCGAGGCGCTGGGCGTGTTCCGAGGGCACATGGGTCAGAACTGGACCGCCTCGCTGGAAAGCGATCCGGTGACCAAGCTGCTGGAGGTTGGCAGCTACATCAAGCTCGGTAACCGGGCACGTGTGAACGACGCGGCCAAGGCTCAGTTACTGGCCTACGCCACCGGCGTCGATCTGGATCACCTGGCCGCCAACGTCAACCTCAAGCGCCTGGTGATCCAAGCGGCGGATCCGCTGGCTGTGCCGCCGATTGCAGCGACCATGGAGTCTCATGATGCGTTGCGCGAGCGTGTACAACTGGCCTATGAGGGGCTGACCACGGCCGGCCCCCGCAACAGCTACATCCTCCACGCACGAAACGCCTCGGCGCTGGTCGCCGATGCCACGGCGGAAAGCCCGGCGCCGGCCTGCGTCGACGTTACGGTGCTGGGATTAGAGGGCGATGGCACGGCTGGTCCGGAGTTGTTGGCCTTGGTCGCTGTGGCTGTGAATGACGATGACGTGCGGCCGGTGGGCGACCGCGTCACCGTGCGGGGCGCCGAGATCCTGCGTTACCGGGTCGACGCCGTGCTGCACATGAAAGGGGCAGGCCCGGAGAACGACGCGGCGCTTACGGAGGCGATCCGTCGACTGGAAGCCTGGATCAATCCACGGCGCCGGCTGGGCGTCGAGGTGGCCCGGTCTGGCGTCGATGCCCAGCTGCATGTAGCCGGTGTCGCGCGGGTGGAACTAAAGGATTGGCAGGATCTGAAACCCACCAAGGGGCAGGCCGCGTACTGCACGGGTTACACCGTCGTGCTGGGAGGCTGACATGCGCAGTCTTTTGCCGCTCAACAGCACTCCCCTGGAACGGGGTATCGAGGCCACATTCGCCGAAACCACGTTGATTCCGTTGCGCACGTTGTACAACCCCGACACCTGTCCGGACCACCTGCTGCCACATCTGGCCTGGGCCTGGTCTGTCGACCGCTGGGATCCAGCCTGGTCGGAACCGGTCAAGCGCGCGGCCATCAAGGCG